TTGAAAGAATACGATGTGAAGATCACCGAAACCTTGGAGGAAGCGGCGAAGGCTGGGAAATTCTAGGAAATCCAGTAAAATTAAGGATTTAAGATGTTGTTAAAAGTAGAAAAAAGTAGGGAAATGTATGTAACTCATACATTATCCCTACACTACTTCTACACCCATATTCCTACACTAAAAACAAGCTATTTTATTTTTTCTATATCTTCTCTCAGCCATTCCAAATCTCGGACAGTATAAGTAGATTCTGTTATGTCTTGTATGGTATGTCCAACCATTTCTTTAAGTGCATACTCATCCATACCGGATTTTTTTCCCATCGTAACAAAGGTTGTTCGTGGATCATGAGGTCTATGATTCGGGTTTAGATTCAATTGACTAATCACTTTTTCAAAACGATTAGCGTATTTGTCGTACGTTACAGACCAGGAACCGGAATGTGTCTGTCCTTTATCATTAAAAAGATATTCACTATTGATAGAAATTGCAAATTTATAATTACGTTCAACGAATTTTAGGATTCTTGGATGAATAGGAACTATCCGTTGCTTCCCTGCTTCTGTCTTCATTCCAGCTTGCATATACCTTTTTTCTAAATTGACCTCGTCCAACCGTAAGGTAGCGAGTTCTTGCGGGCGCCAACCCATATAACATTGAATGAGAATCCAATCAGCAAATTTTACATTATCAACATTTTGCCACAAAACTTTCATTTCATCATCGGTAAATGGAAAGTGTTTTTTCTTGTTTTTCTCTATTTCAACAATAATGTCTCCAGAAATTTCAAATGTTCTTGCATAATTCATAGGAACGATTTCATACTCAAGAGCGTAGTCAAACATAGTATTAAATAAAGATTTTATTCTGGATTTTGTACTTGGCGATGGATGGATTTTTTCTCCTTTCTTTTTTCCTCTCGTTTCGATTCGAAATCCCTCTTCCATACATCCTTTAATGTGTCGAGCCCTAACATCTTTTGCGCGCATATCGTATATGGAAGAACAATATGTCCATGCGGAATTTACAGAACGTATATAAGTATCAGATGCATCTTTTAAGTATTCACTGAGCCATTTTTCATACAGTTCCTTTATCGTAATATCTGGTTCCAGATCATACGGGTTTTTATTGTATTCCACCAGGGCCGTATATGCATCATTGTACGTTGGAAAATATGACTCCGGTTTTAATGGTTTACATATTGGACGTCCGGTGGATGTCTTTCCAACTGTGACCATAGCTCGAAAGGGGTTCCTGAGATTCCGATTTTTGATTTCGCTTATCTGTCCGAAACCGTTAGGAAGTCGCCTTCGCTTGTTATTTTTGCTTCGAGGCTTTCGTTGTTTGATATCGGGTTGTAGCGGATAGCCACAATGCGGGCAGAAAGTAGCTTTATCGCTAACCTGTAGATCACACTCGGGGCATTTTATCAACATTCTCAATACCTCCTTAAATATTTTATAAATCGAGATTTTTGTGCGGCAAGGTTGATTTATCATTAGTAATCATATATGATAGTGTAGGAATTGTCAACTCCTACACTTAAACTTTTTAAAGGGATGGATATATGGTTAGCAATGAGGAATTAACCTGCCGGAATTGCGGAGTAAGGTTAAAGAGGTACGATAATGTATTGAGAATTGTTCGGACTAAAGGAAGAAAAACTTCATGGGTAAAAGTAAATCGGTTTCGTTGTCCTTCCTGCGGACAGATACGCAGAGAATTGCCGGATTATATTTCCCGTTATAAGCAGTACGAAGCCGAAGTGATTCGTGGCGTACTAGAGGGATTCATTACCTGCGAGACATATGGATATGAAGATTATCCATGCGAGATGACGATGGCTCGATGGAAGAATTCGCAAGAATTACAACTCCTTTTGTGAAAGACAAAATCGAAAGGAGATTCAGGATGTCAAAAGAGGAAAAACACTTACAAACTAAGATTCGTATATTCGAGGATATGCTTTTACGATGTAAGAATTTTGGTCAGGCAGAAGCGATTCAAATTGAATTGACAAGAATGAGAGCAAAACTACAAAAATTGTATTTCAAGAGAATGGAGTCCTAACAAGGGCTCTTTCTTTTTTATCGTTTGGAGAACTATTTTTAAAGGGATGGAGGCGATGGTCATTGGTCAAAAAGCAGTACGTCTCTTATTCTAAGTGCTTTAAGCCGAAAGAGGAATCCAACTTTTACCCGAGTACCTGGTTTTCCTTCTGAAGAATAAAGACACCAAAAAGCCTATGAATTACAGGCAATGCTACGCAAAGTAATTCATCACGAGAAGCCGCCACCAACGACTTCTTTTGATTTTTAACCATTCTCCATCCCTTTAAAAATAGTTCTCCTTTCGATACTTTACATTCTAACTGTGGTTTTTCATTCAGTCAATGTAAATAGCCACCGAGGTTGTTTTAACAAATTGCGGTTCTTATCCTAGAATAGCCGTTGAAAGGAGGTAACAGCCAATGGAAGAAATTATATTTGCGCCGGGGTCTGTTCCGGTAGCGGTCGTTGCCAGGGTGTATGGGAAAGATGCTTCCTGGGTTCGAGCCGGTATCATATCCGGATGGCTTCCTATTGGAAAGGCTACTAGAAACGGAAAGTTGATTACCAACATTGAAGAGATGAATTCGAAGTATGGACGCATTAACTTTTATATTTCTCCGAAGCGGCTCTGGGAAGAAACCGGATATTTATGGAAAGGAGAGAAGCGTTAATATGGGAACAACGATTCGCCCGGAATTATCTGAGAAAAATCCATATTGGATTGAACGTCATCGCTACTATGAACTGAAGCATTTCTGTTTACAGTATCCGATATGGAAGAAAGCATACGCTGCCCTGGATGGGCTTAGCCGGCGGCCTTCTGATATGGAAGTATTTTCAAAGAACAGGGGGGTTGGCGATCCGACTGCTCGATGTGCAGAAGCTCGATCTCACTATTTAGAGCGTATGAAGACGGTCGAGCAAACGGCGATTGCGACAGATGCGGAACTATCTAATTATATTTTAAAAGGCGTAACCGAAGGGTGGTCCTACGATATATTGAAAGCTAGGTTAAATATTCCATGCTGCAAGGATGTTTATTACAACTTGTACAGACGATTCTTCTGGTTACTGAATAAAGCGAGGGATTGAAATGAAGGTTGTAGACATAGCAGTCAAGAAAGTCTATCGGTTTAATTGCCCTAACTGCCAGAGCCGGTTGGAGGCGGATACGAAAGAACTGGAAGATATTGGCGGGAAGGTGTGTAAGTTCTATTGTCCGGTATGCAGAAAAGAACGATACATAACATGGTCTGAACTTCGTAAGAAGATTGTGTATGAGGGCGAAGGAACGCAGAAATAACATCTCCTATTGTGAAAGGAGAGTGACACATAATGGAAGAACTTATGAAAATCAACGCAAAAATTAGAAAACAACAAATTGGTAGACTGATTGCGGCTGGGATATGTGTGTGTTGCGGTATTGGATTGTTAGCGAGTTATAGCTACCAAAAAGGTATCACGGCATGCCAAAAATCAATAGCAAAGTTTTACCCAGATGAGTATGAATCTTTAACAGCGAAGGTTTTAGAAACATTTGAACGGGAAGGAGTTACTAAATTTTAAGATATTGAGCCAGCAATGGCTCTTTTTTTTATCCTAGGTTAAAACACAGTACCAAGGTATCTGAAAGACATGCTATGTTGATATTTGAAAAAATCCCGGGTGGGAAATTTAGAAAAATCTTTTTGAAAGGCGGGATGGAATATGGAGCTCATTCTTTGCATGATTGTTGGTATCATTATCGGAATTGTTTTCGGACGACAGGTATTCCGAAGGGATGTCGTTGGTTCGCTGCGAATCGATCAATCTGATCCGGACAGCGGACCTTATTTGTTTTTGGAGCTGTCCCATAAGGGAGCGGATGCGATATATAAGAAAAGATATGTAGTCTTGAAAGTCAACATCAAAGATTATATTTCGCACGAATAACAAGTCCTTTTATGGAACAGTTAATGAATTCACGAAAGGAGAACTAAAATGAGTGAAAACATCAAAGAATTGCTGAATGAGGAGATAGCAGCGGAGATTCAGGCGATATCTTCTCTGAATTCGGGTAGCGAAGAGAAATCAAAGGCTATAGAGGATCTGGCAAAGCTGTATCGTTTGAGAATTGAGGAAACTAAAAGTGAGCTGGACGCAGAGGATAAGCGAAGCCGGCGTACGTTGGAAAGTGAAGCGAATGTCCGAGAGAACGAGATTAAGAAATCACAGTTGGACGAACAGATCAAAGCTGACGTACAGGATGAGCAGTATAAGCGTTCTCAGCTTGACGAGCAAGTGAAGGATCGATATTTCAAACTGGGGATTGCAGCGGCAGAGCTTCTCATACCACTGATGTTCTATGGCATCTGGATGCGGAAAGGATTTAAGTTTGAAGAAACGGGAACCTATACCTCAACAACATTCAGAGGATTGTTCAATCGTTTTAGACCGACAAAGAAGTAATTAACCGGTCAGAAATGAGGAGGGCGTGATTTATACATGTCCTCTTCGTTTTTGCGTGATTTTTACAGACGCTATTATGGAAAGGAGATGCTACAAAGAGCTCTTTGTCTCTTGACCGTACACCGGAAGAAACCGTACAATAATAGCGGTTCTTTCGAAAAACGAAAGGAGATAATATTTATGAGCCACAAAATTATCAAACCCGAAGGTATTGAATTAATTGAGTACCTGAATAACGGATATGCGATTTGTAATCGGTGTGGAGCCGTCATGAGGCAAACAGAAGATCCGAAGACTGGATGCGGAGTTTATATCTGTCCATCGTGTGGATTAAAGGTGGACGAAGAGGATTACGAGTATGAGTCTGATGAAGAAGTAGAATGGACGGAAGAAATGCTCGATATGGAACAAGGAGATATTCCGCCAGCCGGATGCAGAGCCTGCGGAGGACCATATCCGTATTGCAAAACGTCATGTAAGCTATTTGATGACTAAAAATATTATTGAGAGAAGGTCTATGCTTCGGCATAGGCTTTTTCTTTTTGGAGAATAAATGATGCGATACCATTATGAAAAGCCGAACATCTATTTATCGATGTACGGGAAAGTATATTTTTGTAATCATCCGGTCTATCATTGCTGCACATTGTTTCAAATCGGAGAAAAGGGACTGGCAGTTATCCAGCAGCGATTTGATGGAAAAACGAAGAGTACCTGGTGGGGAGAAGTAGACCCATGGATTACAGATGATTTATATTTACACCCACTTTTTAAGAAATATTTTGATATGCGTTCAGGGATGGCTACGGACGGGCTTTATCCTACTGTAACGATTCGCCAGATTATGTGGGCTTTAAAAATGAAGCCGATTAAGAGGGAACGATGGGAGACTGTTTTTGACAGACGGGATATTTAGTTCGCAAAATTTACATCTTCCTTTATGAAAACAAAGATTTATTTATGAAAGGAGATCACTATGGAAATCCAGAAAACGAATAACATACCTGATGAGGACATTCAAGCATTAAGTTGGTTTGCAAATGCTTGCTACACCAAAGGATGTAGAGATACTTTGATTGGCGTAGGAATAGGTGCAGCTCTAACTATTGTTGGATGTATCGGAGCAGAGGTATATTACACATGGAAGGAAAAGAAAGAATTGAAGAAATCCATAAATGATTTTTGTACGTTTGTTGAAGAGGAGTCCTAGCAAGGGCTCTTTCTTTTTACTTCGCAAAAATCACAGCTCCTTTTATGGAAAACTGATTAAAAGCGAAAGGGGTTTAAGGGTGATGGATGAAATGAAAATCAGCTCAAAATTTACACGGATGTTGCTTTCGAAATTAGCAAAAGGGGTATTACATAAAAAACTGGGATATAACGTGGATATCCAGTTAAACGAGTTGAATGCTTCGATTTCAGACGAGAAAGCGCACGTACATGTAAGTATTGATGCGGATATGAGCAAAGAAGAACTCATGAAAATTCTGAAGAAAATCGGTTTAAATTAAGAGGATTGAGCCAGCAATGGCTCTTTCTTTTTACTTCGCAAAATTTACAATTCCTATTATGGAGAAACAGTTAGCTCATTGGTAGAGCGCCACACTTCCGTGGAGGTAATCGGTTCGAGTCCGATACTGGTTCTCTTTTATTTTTTTTATCAATCAAGAAAGGGGGATTTTAAGGAGGTGGTCAGAAATTTGAGTTTGGACGAATTGGAGTTGATTCTATGCGATATGTACGAAATGGACGAATGGTTACCAAATCCGGTATTCGACAAGAAAGAGTTCACTAGGGTGAGCAATACATTGTGGGCGATTGGGGAATTTCGAAATTATGTAGCTGATCATATTTTTCCCCAGACCCAAACGTCCATAAAAAATTTAGAAGCGATGGCTCAATCATTTACAGAAAAAATGGATGACTTTGCTTCTATGAATCAACAGAACAGTTCTATATTTACCACCGCTAAGATGGTTGGAGAAAATATTCAAGATCTGTTATATGCCATGGAATAGGATAAAACGAAAGGAGAACATTATGCAAAAAGTTAAAATCTTGAAAAGAGTCGGGTGTCAATTATATCGCTCATCTCCGACAATTTTAACGGTAGTAGCTTCTATTGGAGTCATTGCAACAACCATTACGGCTGTTCAGGCAACCCCTAAAGCAATAAAATTGTTGAAAGAGGCAGAGCTGGAGAAGGGCAAAAATCTAACTAAATTAGAAATCGTCCGAGTAGCGGGGCCGACTTATATTCCTTCTGTACTGCTGGGAGTTTCAACTATTGCTTGTATCTTTGGAGCGAATGCATTAAATCAAAAGAAACAGGCTTCTTTGATGAGTGCATACGTTATGTTCAATGAATCCTATAAGCAATATCGGAAGTCAGCCAAGACAGTTTACGGAGAGGATGCGGATGATAAAATCCATGCGGAAATGGCGAAAGATGCCATGGTGTCTTCCTACGACTGGGGTTATCAGGTTTACAACATGGACATGGATTCTGAAAGTGAACGGTTGTTTTTCTATGATCTTGCCTCAAAGAAGTATTTTAGAACCACAATGGCAGCGGTGTTAAACGCCCAATATCATGTAAATCGGAATCTTTCCATTAAAGGCGATTGTTCATTAAATGAATACTTGTCCTTTTTAGGTGTCGAAGGCATAGACGGAGGCGATGAACTCGGATGGGATATCAGCTATATGGTAGAAGAAATGGATTGCTATTGGTTGGATTTTGATAATTACAAATCAACGTTGGAAGATGGCTTGGAGTGCATCATTATAGACACGATGGCGGTCAACAAATTTGAATAATTCGCAAAAATTACAGACCGTATTATGAAAAGGAGGCTAATGCTTTATGAAAAACAAAAATTTTATCAAAGCCATTGGGATTGCAGTTACGGTGATCGGATTTGGAGTAAGTATTCTTACCGATTGGGTAAACGAAAAGAAAATGGATGAGAAAATTGAAGAAAAGGTAAACGAGGCACTTGCCAAAAAAGATGATGAAAACGAAGAGGAGTCCTAACAAGGGCTCTTTCTTTTTAGTTTGGAGCAAGTGCTGATGAATGATGAGGCTATTCAAAAAATCATGAATTATACGAATATGCATCTGTTTGAACCGGGAGAAAATTGGCCTAAATCAGCCATTATGGAACGTTCGTATGAACGGTGGGCGGTTGACGAGATTCTACTGGCCATTATGGATCATCCGATGACAGAAGCCGATTTAGTGATAGAAGGGTTTATATTGAAAATGGAACTTTTTCTTTACCTGTCGGAAAATCCAGCAAATAACCACATATTTCAAGTTGCAGAAAATACGGCCGAGACACTTCTCGGTCTTATTTTATAACCACAAATTTTATTTTCGAAAGGAGAAACATTATGAAGGCATTAAGAAAGCAGAAAATCGAAACAGCAAACATTCAGGTAGGAGATCAGATGGTCATTCCGCTGGCAGAGCTTGGAGAGTTTACCGCGACCGCTCACAAGGTTACGGACGAGGGCGTCATGTTTATATTTGACGAATATGTTACCCGCCGGCCGATGAATAACTGCTCTACAAACAAAGGCGGGTTTGAAAAGTCCGATCTGAAGAAGTGGATGGATACAGTTCTGTTTATGGCGTTTCCAGAAGAGTTGCGTGATAAGATTTACGTACTTACTATTCCAACCGTTGGACAGATTGTTGGTCACGAAGACGAATGGGATAACAAGAATCTGGAACCAGATATCGATGAACAGCTGCCTTTGATGAAAGAGTGCAAGAATCGAATTGCTTGTTTGGAAGATCAGCTTACGTGGGGATGGCTGAGAAATGCTACAAAAGAGGAGTTTTCTTCGGCTTATTTCGCTTGTGTGGGCGGCGATGGCTATACGGGCTACGGCGGCGCTTCGAACTCTGTTGGGGTTCGTCCGGAATTCTGGTTGGTTAAGCAGGAATCCAGGGGCCCTGTGCCCCGTAGATCTGGCCGTTATCCTTGGGGCTTTGATGCTGGTTCAGAAGACATTCTGCATTATTGTCAGAATGATGATGTAATGGTTACAAAAGAAGCAGCGTTAAAGATGGAAATTTGGAATAAAGAAAATGAGATTGATACTCTGAGAAAGGAAATTGAGAAGTTAGAAAGATATAAGCAGTACGATAAAGCAACAGCGGAAACCAAAGTAATTATGGACAGCTTTGTTCGTGCCGGCTTTACTGAGAATCAGGCTCTTGACATGGTTAAAACGATATTCAGTGAGATATTTGGAGGAATGAGATAATGAAGAAATCGAACATATCAAAAGTTTTGTCGTCAGTTCGAACATCCATGGCAAAGCACAGCCCTGAAATTCTTACAGGAATTGGTATTGCCGGTATGATCACAACGACTGTCATGGCGGTCCGGGCAACGCCGAAAGCACTGATTCTCATTGAGGAAAGAAAAGAGGAAATTGGAGCCGAGGAGCTTGAAGTCGCAGATGTGGTAAAAACAACTTGGTTCTGTTATATTCCGGCAGCGATTACGGGAACCCTCTCCATTGCATGTTTAATTGGAGCCAGCTCAGTAAACGCTAAACGGAATGCAGCACTTGCAACGGCATATACCTTATCGGAATCCGCTCTCAAGGATTATCAGGGAAAAGTCGTTGAGATGTTCGGAGAGAAGAAGCACGAAATTGTGAAAGATGCCGTTGCAAAAGATAAAATCGAGAAAAATCCAGTGGTAACAAGAGAGGTAATCATTACAGAAAAGGGAAATACGCTCTGCTATGACGCGATTTCTGGCAGATATTTTAAAGGCGATATCGACAAAATTAAGAAAGCGGAATGTGAATTAAATCGTCAGATGCGCGATGAGATGTATGTATCCTTAAATGATTTCTACTACGAAGTCGGTCTGGATAATATCAAAATCGGCGATGAGTTGGGATGGAATATTGATAATGGGTATATTGATCTATCATTTAGTTCTCAATTGGCCAGCGATGGAACTCCCTGCCTGGTGATTGATTACAGTATTGCTCCGAGATACAATTTCAGTGAGCTGATGTGACGCGCGAAAAAAACAGTGGCTTTAATGGAAGAAGAACCACACATTTTCAAAAATTGAAAGGGGAATAAACATGGAAACCAATGAAATCATGAACAACGAAGAGGTTATGGAGACAGCAACAGAGGAAATCGTTAAAGCGAGTTCTGGTAAGGGGGTTAAGGTTGCGGCCGGTATCGGTTTAGCCGTACTTGCAGGTGTTGTAATCTACAGGTATGTTGGTAAGCCGATGATTGCCAAAATCAAAGCTCAGAAGGAGCAGCAGATTATCGATGCTGAGTGGGATGAACCCGAAGAATCAATCATTGAGAATGAAAAAGAGGATTCCGAAGAAGCCTAAACGAAAAAATGTGTTTCAACATGAGGGAGAGTACCTGTAACAAGGTGCTTTCCCTTTTTTCTTTTATCCGGAGGTGAAATTTATGAACATGTATTCGTATGATGGCCCGGTTATGGAATTCGACAACTGTGTTGCAAATCGCTGGATTGCTTCTACACGGGCAGTTTCAGAAAAGAAAGCAAGGTCAAACCTTACTTATCAGTTTAAAAAGAAAAACAACCGACTTCCGGGTACAAAGATTATATTGCCTGGAAAGATCAGTTTAGTGAGTGGAAAGGAGACAACTTAATGGAGGAATATAAGCCGAATTCCCACAAATCAAAAGAGGAGCAGAAAAATCTTGTTCCTGAAAAACGTGTAGAGAAAGTGATTTCTGGGACGGTAAAACCAAAGAAGAAATCAGAGGTACAGAAGTTTGCAGACGTATTTATTTCTGAAGATGTTAATAATGTGAAATCTTATATTGTTATGGATGTTCTTGTGCCAGCGATTAAAAAGGCAATTTCCGATATAGTCACCAATGGTATTGATATGATTCTTTACGGAGAAGCTGGAAAGTCAAAAAAGAATTCTACAGCATCTAAGGTATCCTATCAAAAATTTTATGACGGTGGGAAAAAGGACTATACCGCATCAAAAAGTCGAGCGAGTTACGAATATGATGAACTCTTATTTGAAACTCGCGGAGATGCCGAGTCAGTATTAGATGCTATGAACGAAATTATTGCACAGTATGAGGTAGTCAGTGTTGCAGATCTTTATGATTTGGCAAACGTATCCAATGACAATTATGCTGCCAATAAATACGGCTGGACCGATATCGGAGGATGCAGAGCAGTTCGGGTAAGAGATGGTTATATTTTGAAACTACCTAAACCGATGCCGTTGTAAAGGAGAAATTCAAGATGTATGAGTCAGAAGACAGGATGGTATCTCATCCGGATCATTATATTTCAGAAACGGGTATGGAAGTTATTGATGTGATTGAGGCTGCCGATACCGCGAATATCATCAAATATGCCTGCCGTTGGAAGAAGAAAAACGGAATCCAGGATTTGGAGAAAATTCTTTGGTACACGCAGCATCTGATTGACCATTTAAAGAAAACAGAAAAAGTAGAAGAGGAGAACAAATAACCATGAAAAAAACAGAGATTGTAAAGAGCATGAATGGTTTTCTTAGCAAGACCGGTTTCCAGTTAAAAAAACATAGTCCGGAGATTCTCGTCGTGGCCGGCGTTATTGGCGTGGTTACAAGTGCTGTTATGGCTTGTAAAGCGACAACAAAAGTGGACAAGATTGTGGAAAACACTAAGAACGATATCGACAAGGTACATACAGCGACAGCGACAGGTGTTACCGAAGCCGGGGAGTCTTACTCCGTTGAAGATTCAAAAAAGGATCTCACTCTTATTTATGTCCAGACCGGAGTAAAATTTGCTAAACTGTATGGACCCTCGGTTGTACTTGGCGCATTGTCGATTACCAGTATTTTGGCATCCAACAACATTCTTCGCAAGAGAAATGTGGCTCTGGGAGCAGCTTATGCGGCTATCGATAAGGGATTCAAAGAGTATCGCAGTCGTGTTATCGAGAGGTTTGGTGAAGAGGTTGACCGTGAATTGAAATATAATCTCAAAGCCAAAAAGTTTGACGAAACGATTATCGATGAGGAGACTGGAAAAGAGAAGAAAGTTAAGAAGAACGGATTTGTGGTAAGTCCGGCGGATATCAGCGGTTATGCCAGATTCTTTGAAAAGTACACGCAGGATGAAGATGGGAATTCCATTCTGAATCCTCACTGGGAAAGCAATAATGAATATAATCTGATGTTCATCAAAGCTCAGGAGCGTTATGCGAACGATCTGCTGAAAGCGAAGAAGCGTGTATTTCTGAATGAGGTTTATGAGATGCTCGGACTTCCGAGAACAAAAGCTGGTCAGATTGTGGGATGGGTTTACGATCCGGAAAATTCCAAGGGCGATAATTACATTGACTTCGGCCTGTATTCTGATAATCTGAGCTATTCGGATTATGTCAATGGATTTGATCAGGCAATCCTTCTGGATTTCAATGTCGATGGAAACATCTGGGATTTGATGTGAAAAAAATATAACTATCCCTAGGAGTTACTGTAATTCTTAGGGGTAGCTTTTTATTTGGGAGGAATTTATGCGCAGGTTAATCAAAGTAATAACGGTTCCGATATTGTGCGGTATCATGATAGCATCTTCATTCTTTGTATCTGAATTCCGCTCAGAAGGGGAAGACGTTGTAGCAATACCTAGGGCAAGCATTGTCGAAAAGACAGAACCGATTATTACGGTTTCGCAAGAGGAATCCATTCCAATTGCCACTGAGAAAATGGGGAGATCAGAAGAAGCTATACCAAAAATGTCGAGAGAAGATGTAGAGTTAATCGCCCTGGTTACTATGGCTGAAGCAGAAGGTGAATGCGAAGAAGGGAAGCGGCTTGTTATCGATACCATATTGAATCGGGTAGATTCTGAACACTTTCCTGATACAGTATATGAGGTGATTTACCAGCCGAATCAATTTTCATCTATGTGGAATGGCCGAGTAGACAGGTGTGAAGTACGCGAGGATATTTGTGACCTTGTCTACGAGGAACTGGAGTCAAGGAGAAATTATGATGTTGTATTCTTTACAGCGGGAGAATACAGCGCATATGGCGTTCCAATGTTTCAAGTTGAAAATCATTATTTTTCAAAGTATGAGTGAAGAAAGGAGAATCATTATGCGTAATCTTTTAGCATTTGTGTCTTATACATTAGCGGCTATGTCGGGTATCTGTTTCGTTGGTGGGATTGCAATTCTGTCAACGGGAAAGGAGCACTGATATGGACGGACTGGAAAATGTGATATCGGTACTGGACTACGTTCTGGACACTAAGAGAAAAAGACATATTATGGGAGGCATTCTGTTGAGTGTCTCCTTCCTTTTTGGCGGTTTGGCAATAACCGTAATGACAATCAGGAATGAGGAGGAAGAGGATGAGCAGTAAAGGATTGACTTTCCTTGCTTTTATTGCTGGAGCGGGAATTGGTTCTGTATGTACATGGCAACTGCTGAAACGAAAATATGAGCTGATTGCTCAAGAAGAAATCGACTCTGTAAAAGCAGCTTATGCCGAAAGGAAAATCGTAGAGGAAGCGGGAAAGAGTTTTGTGGAAGGTTTTCGAGATGGCCTTAAAGTAGCAGAAGATAGAACTTCGAAGGATGAAGATGACATGGATTTCAAAAAGTACGCATCTATCATTCAGAAAGAGGGCTATACGGATTATTCCAAAACGGTTGAGGAAAAGAAAGGAGCGGCGTTTGTGGAAAAACCTTATGTCATCTCGCCAGAGGAATTTGGCGAATTTGAAGAGTATGAAAAAATCAGCCTCACTTACTATGCAGACGAAGTTCTGGCTGATGAGAATGATGAAGAGGTAGACGATGTGGATGAAATTGTTGGTAAGGAATCTCTGAACCATTTCGGAGAATATGAGGACGACTCTGTGTTTGTTCGAAATGACCGGTTAAAGTGCGATTATGAAATCCTGCTTGACCAGAGAAACTATTCTGATGTTGTAAAAACGATGCCACATCGAATGGAGGAGCAATGACAAAGAACGAGCTTAATGATGCATATTTTAACTGGATGTATCAGCTTGTATTTGATGGAAGATATTCAAAGAGATTATCGTATCGAAAGCTTTTAAGAGAGCTGCATCGAATCGAATTTACTTACAGTATTCCGATGGATGGAAATCGAGCGGAAGATGGAGTGGATTTAAGGTATCGGTTTGGTTATGAAAACGGATACAGCAGCTCTATGATTTCCGTATATTTGGACAATCGGATGTGCAGCGTGCTGGAAATGATGATTGCACTAGCAATTCGGTGTGAAGAACATATTATGGATGATCCAGACATTGGAAACCGAACTGGACAGTGGTTTTGGAATATGATTGTCAATCTAGGATTGGGTTCTATGAACGATTCCAAGTTCGACAGGGATTATGTTGAGGATATTGTCCAGAGGTTTCTGGATCGGAAGTATAGCCGAAATGGCGACGGAGGACTGTTTACTGTAAATCACAGCCGATACGATTTGAGATCCGTTGAAATCTGGTATCAGATGTGCTGGTACTTGGACGAAAATACTTAGAAGAAGGAGAGATTACCATGAGCCACAGCGAAGTAATGAAGTGGTTTGAAAGTTATTTTCCCGATTATTCTGGAGATCGGATTGATATGTGGTTTCCAAATGGAAGAAACAGCATCCGTATCCGCCAGAAAAATGGTCAGGAATTTATATTCACTTATCATAATCAGAAAGATTGGAAATTTGAGACGATTACCAGTTTTCTGAATGGAATGAAGGGAGGAAAAAAGTAAGATGTGTGAGGTTATGAATTATATTTTCGGAAGTCTCAGCAATTCAGAGGCGGCAATCCGGTCCATTCGGAAATCTCTGAATAAACAGGCCCATTATAACCGGAAATTAAGCACGATTGCTCTTATCATAACGGTTAATCTGGTTCTTCTGGAGCTGGATCGTGTGGAGCAGAAAAAGAGGATTGAGAAACTGGAATCGACAATAGAGGAAATGAAGCGCGATAAAGGAGAGTAAAAAATGAGATGATCGACTTTTTGATGATTTCCACACGTAGTACAAAGCGTGGTGTAATTGAAATCTATCCGAAGTTCATTATTAAGAAAAGCTCCGATCTGATGATTCGAGGTGGTGACTTCTACGCTATCTGGATTGAGGAACGAGGTTTATGGTCTACAGATGAACAGGACGCTTTACAACTTATCGACCGTGAACTGGATAGGTACGCAGAAGAAAGCCGCCAGCGCTTTGACTCTGAAATTAAAGTTCTTCATATGTGGGATGCGGAATCTGGAATGATTGACTCCTGGCATAAATATTGTCAGAAACAAATGCGGGATTCTTTCCACATGTTGGATGACAAATTGATATTCTCCAATACAAAGACCGATAAAAAAGATTACGCCAGTAAAAAGCTGAAATATCCGCTTGAAGCTGGCGATTTGTCTGCTTATGACAAATTGATGTCTACTCTGTACTCTGAGACTGAGCGATGGAAAATTGAATGGGCTATTGGTTCTGTGGTATGTGGAGAATCGAAAAAACTACAAAAATTTATGGTTCTGTATGGAGCTGCCGGAACAGGTAAATCCACAGTTCTCAATATCATTCAGCAGCTCTTTGAAGGATATTATTCGGTCTTTGACGCAAAAGCTCTTGGCTCATCCAGCAATTCATTTGCGTTGGAGGCATTCAAGAGTAATCCGCTTGTTGCGATCCAGCATGATGGTGATTTGTCAAGAATTGAGGACAATACCAGGTTAAACAGCTTGGTGTCCCATGAGCTGATGACCGTAAATGAGAAGTTCAAATCGACTTACTCCAACCGATTCAAATGCTTTTTGTTCATGGGCACCAACAAGCCAGTAAAGATTACAGATGCAAAATCCGGTTTGATTCGACGGCTGATTGACGTATCTCCTTCGGGAAATAAACTGAATCCGAGAGAATATAAAGCGATTATGAAACAGATTGAATTCGAACTGGGAGCGATTGCATATCACTGTCAGGAAATCTATCTAAATAATCCTGGTCTATATGATGACTATATCCCCATTGCAATGCTGGGGGCATCTAATGATTTCTATAATTTCATTATCGATTCCTACCATGTATTCAAACGGGAAAACGGTACAACCTTAAAGGCTGCCTGGGAAATGTATAAGACCTATTGTGATGAAGCAAAAGTAGGCTATCCGTTTTCTCAGAGAATTTTTAAAGAAGAACTGAAGAACTATTTCCATGACTACAAAGAGCGATTCAATATGGAAGACGGTTCAAGAGTGAGAAGCTATTATATCGGATTCCGGACTGAAAAATTCGAAGAGGAAACGATTGTGGAAAAGCAAGAGGAAAAACCGTCATCATTACAATTTGATACGGTCAAGTCCGTTTTTGATAAAGTGTGTTCCGATTGTCCAGCACAATATGCAACGGACAAAGAAACACCTTCTATGAAATGGGACAAGGTAAAAACGAAGCTGTCTGATTTGGATACTTCTAAAATCCACTATGTTAAAGTCCCGGAAAACCACATTGTAATTGATTTTGATATTCCAGATAAAAACTATATAAAACTGCATCCGAATACGAGAAAATTGGTGGAGGATATCTTAGGACGCATTCATTATGTGATTTTATTTAGCATTGTATATCTTTATGTATATGCTCTGATTTGTAGAATCTGTAAATGCATTGAACATTGTGCTACCGCCAGAGCTTATTCTAAATTAAGAGAAAACGGAGTTATGACTAAAATGAGCGATGTTGAGGCGGGCATTATTAAAATCGGAAAAGAGAAGGAGGATGCAAGAAAAAATGTGGAGTCATAAGTTAGTAAAAAATAAAATCCACGCCGTTCTGTTTATTCTTCTAGGAGCGTTGTCAGTCCCGGTTGAATGGGATGCAACGTTCTTTTTATTTACCCTGATTATGGGTGGATGCTTATTCTTTTCGAAAGAGAATTGGATTTATGAAGGAGAGGAAGACGATGGGACGAGCCGAGAGAAGACGTGCTCAAAAGTTAAAGCAAAAAGAGAAAACCACTACATACAATCTCACAAAGGCACAACTCGATGTCATGGTTCGGGAAAAAATCGGAGACGAACTTATCAGAGTAAAGCAGGAGGCTACCGATGATGCGGTAAATACTGCGATGGTTCTGCTTCTGACTTTGCCATTGGAAGTGCTGATGGACCATTATTGGACAAAATCCTATGCGAAGAGAATTCCGAAGTTCACCGAACGAGTTCTGGAATACTACGAACGCTGGCAAAATGGTGAGTTGGATATGGAAAAACTGAAAGAGGATTTGTGGGAATATGGTGGTGTGAAATTAGTTGAAAGTGAGGGTGAAGCAACATGAAATGTGTAATGGGAGTTATTGCGTGTATTGTTGGGCTCGTGGGTCTGATCGGACTGATTGTGTTAAAGGCGACCAGCTCTTCTGCAACTTATATGGACGATTCGTTCCGGTGGGGAGGACGAGATGGGCGTTAAAAATGATTATCGTAAAAATGCAGAAGGGTATTCCGATCCGACTGCCTGTGAAGCACTGAGAAACATTGAGCAGGAAGAAGAACGGTTCCATAAGCTGCTGGATACGATTTTTACGCTTTGTGAACTGTCCGACTTTCACATTGAAGAGCGGATCGTCATTAAGGATAAACGAACCGGACGAATTTGGAGGTGATTATTTATGGGTGATTGGCAGAAGACTATAGATGCTCTTGTAGAAGCTTGGGAAAAATTTACGACATCTATAAAAGAGATGGTGGATGCCCTGAACAAGGCGTTTGGAGTTTCGTCACCTGAGAAAGAGAAGAAAAAGAGTCTCAGCTCTCCGGCTCGATATGGGATGTCTTTGCGGAAATCTCGAAGAAAATCCTTCGTTAAGCAGTATTCCTACCGGCCAATTGTTCAGAAGCACTTACCTTATCAGAGAAGGAACTATTGAAAATCGTCCGTACAAAGCTTGAAAGTGGGTGAAAATCACGCCCACTTTTAGGTTTTGAAAAATGGGCTTTGACCACTTTTATGTGGGCTTTTTGAGAAACGCAGGGAATTTTGGGGAAGGATTCGGACGATTTTGGTCAAATTTGTGGCCATTTGCCCACTTTCTGCCCACTTTTAAAACCCCAATTTGGTCAGTAAAAACCCAGTATTTATGCGGGTTTGCGGGCTCAAAGCCCACTTTTCCACTTTTTTTCTTAAACTATTATGATAGAAAGTTTAAAAGTATATAGTAATAGCACAAAAAAAGTGGATTTTTGGCCACGAGCAAAAAAAATGGAGGAAATCATGAGCAAGATTAGTTGGGAGAGCTTGTATGAAAATTTTAAGTCAATCTATCCAAGGTTGTCGCGGTCATCCGTATATTTTCGTCCGTTCGGTTATATGAGTATAGTAGTGTATTTTGAGAATGGAATGAAGATGGTCTATGATGATCTCAGAAAACAGGCATATATCACAGCTTAAAGAAAATGTCAAGAGATAATGAAAAATTTCTTTTCTTCTGGAAAAATTTGTGATATACTGTAAGAGCCACACAATCTAATATCGAATCCGTTTAAGGGAATTCACTTTGGTAAAAGGTGTATTCTCTCTTTACTCATACCTTAAACGGAACGAGATTGTGTGGCAACAATGGGAGAACACTTTTTTAGGTGCGTCTCTTGTTGGGGCCGCACCTTTTTTATTGCGCCAAAATCTATCTGACTAGAGGACGGTGACATTGTGGATAGACCATATACAGAAATACAAGTTCTAAAAAAATTAGATATTCCTGACTTTCGTCATCTGACAAAGGATAAAGTCATAGCATTTGCTACAATGATTCCGGGAATGGAACCTGAAGTGGCAAAGAAGGCTTTAGAGCAGTTTCCTAACTTCGTATCGACATCTCTTGAAATTATGAAAGAGTATCGAGGTATTCTACAACAGTTGATGAATGATGACAGGGATGGTGCGGAAATATGTTACGATATGTATAATCGTGTGATGAATTCTCTTGAGTGTATTCTTGAAAATGACAATTTGACCTTTAAAGAAAAGACTTACATACTCGAACAAATGAGAGAGGTTGCCGTGAAATATCGAAAAAGGATTCCGAAAAGTCGGCTAACCGCATAAAGTTAATAGGGATTGTGAGTGGAGTGGTGGCGGGTGTTATTACAGTTTTAGGTACCGCCATTGGGGTCAATTTAACTTCTAAGCAAAACAATATTCCCGGCGATGACGAAGAAGAAAACCATTAAAAGGAGATTGAAAATGAAAAAGATTGTTATGTTTATGATCGCAGCAATTATGACGTTTTTGCTTATTGCTTGCTCTGATTCTCAGACACATGATGGCGAAGCAAAGACACCTTCTGCATCGGGAGCTCAAAAAGGAAGGGATTATCAGTCAGTTGTTGAAGATTTTGAAGAACGTGGATTTACAAACATATCGTTAGTTGCTCTTGATGATTTAATAACAGGTTGGCTGACGAAAGATGGAGAAGTTGAAAATGTTTCTGTTGATGGTGATGAAAATTATTCCGCTGATAAATGGTATTCAAATGATGTAGAGGTTATTATTACTTACCATACATTTTCGGAAGAGAGTGATTTGGAAGAAGATGAGGAGTCGAAGGAGTCAATAAGCGAAAAAGCCGAAGACAAAGCAGTAGAATCGATACTCACAATTGAAACTTGTGCTGATCTCGAAAAACTTTTATCGACTGAAGGAGAAATAAACGATTTTTATTCCACTTTTGCAGAACAATATAAAGGCTCAACGATAGTATTCGATGGTTGTATTACCTACATTACAAACCATGGCGATTACGATACTCGATATGATATTTTGATGAGCGGCGGTAATTATGTAGATGATGAAATAGTCAATCCTGGACCAATCTTTAAGTTTGAAGATGTGAATACTTATGGAATGGGAGTCGAGGATTTATATCTTCCTGATTATATAAGTGTCGGATCAAATGTACATGTGACCGCTGAAGTTGAGTATTTTAGTGAGAATGAAGGTGTTTTTTATCTAAATCCTGTGAAAGTTGAGTCCCGATAAAATAAAGAAATTATTTAGCCTGTACCTATTGGAATTGGGGTACGGGCTATTTTTATGTTTTCATTTGTTTCTTTTTGCGCGCGAAAAATACATCGACTGTTATGAAGAGAGAGGGTTAAAATGGCCATTCTCTCTTTTATTTTGGAGAAAGGAGGCTTACTTATGCTGGAAAGCGAATTTCAGAATAAACTGATCCAAGAACTGAAAAAAATGTTCAAAGGCTGCATTGTAACAAAACTGGATTCCAGCCACATTCAGGGAATTCCTGATTTGCTGATCCTTTATAACAATAAGTGGGCCACTTTAGAATGTAAGAAAAGTGTTCGCGCCAAGAAACAACCAAATCAAGAATATTATGTTGGACGAATGAACGAGATGTCGTTCTCAAGATTTATTTGTCCTGAAAATAAGGAGGAAGTGTTACATGATCTTCAACAAGCATTCTGCTCTTGAAGGGCAACACGCCTTTCTTGGCGCAAGTAAATATCACTGGATTAACTATGACGAATCCAAAGTTGCAGAATCGTATTCAAAATTCCTTGCAACTCAAAAAGGAACAGAGCTTCACGATTTTGCGGCAAAATGTATCTCACTTGGGCAGAAACTTCCAAAGTCTCAGAAAACATTGAATATGTATGTAAATGATGCCATTGGCTTCAAGATGGTTCCCGAACAACCTCTTTTCTATTCGGAAAATTGTTTTGGAACAACAGATGCGATTACGTTTCGAAATCGGATGCTTCGCATTCATGATTTAAAAACTGGCGTCATTCCGGCACACATGGAGCAGCTTGAAATATATGCTGCTCTTTTTTGTTTGGAGTACAAAATTAAGCCGGCAGACATCGAGATGGAGCTTCGGATTTATCAGAACAACCAGATTCTTTATGAAAATCCAACAGCCGAGACCATTGTTCCCATCATGGACAAGATCATCACATTCGACAAAGTAATCAACAAAATCAAAGAACAGGAGGGCTAATTTATGAATCCGATTGCAGAAGAAATTTTGATGCATTATGGAATGCCCCGCCGTTCCGGTCGTTATCCGTGGGGATCTGGTGATAATCCGTATCAGCATAGTGGAGATTTTCTGAGTCGAGTGGATGAACTGAAAAGGCTGGGTATGAGTGATACCGAAATTGCAAAAGCCATGGGTTTAACCACCACTCAATACCGTACGCAGAAATCGTTAGCAAAAGATGAACGTCGTGCGTTGGATGTGGCGAGAGCAAAATCTCTTCGAGAAGATGGTTTGAGCTTAAATGAAATTGCGAAAGAAATGGGCTTCGCAAACGACTCTTCTGTTCGTTCGCTTTTGAATGAAAATTCTGAGGTTCGTATGAACCAAGCTAAGACAACTGCTGAAATTATCAAAAAGCAAATTGACGAAAAAGGCATGATTGATGTTGGTGCCGGTGTGGAACGTGAACTTGGAATTTCCAAGGAGAAACTGAATGAAGCACTCTATATGCTGGAGATGGAGGGTTATCCTGTTTACGGCGGACGAGTGGATCAGGTAACAAATCCTGGGAAGAAAACAACGCTTCGTGTGATTTGTCCTCCTGGAACAGAGCATAAAGAGATTTACGATTTTGAGAATATTAATTCTCTGAAAGATTATGTCTCTCATGATGATGGGGAATCTTTTGATCCCAAATTTGTTTATCCCAAAAGCATGGACTCAAAGCGGTTGCAGATTCGGTATTCGGAAGATGGCGGCGAATTGAAGGATGGTGTTGTGGAAATTCGAAGAGGTGTTGATGACCTGTCTCTTGGAGAATCCCATTATGCTCAGGTTCGCATCTTAGTCGACAAGACACACTACATCAAAGGGATGGCGGTTTATTCAGATGACCTTCCTGATGGTGTGGATGTTATGTTCAACACCAATAAGAAAAAAGGGACACCTAAAATGGATGTTCTGAAACCAATCAAAGATGACCCGGATAACCCGTTCGGTTCTTTAATTAAAGAGGGAGTTAATGACCCGGATAACCCCACTACTGAAAGAGGAGGTCAGAGTTACTACTATGATAAAAATGGGAAGAAACAGCTTTCCCTTATCAACAAGCGAGCAGAAGAAGGGGATTGGGGCGAATGGGCAGACAAGCTTCCATCTCAGTTTCTGTCGAAACAGAGTAGAACTTTGATAAAGAAGCAGTTGAATTTAGCGGCCGCAGACAAGCAGTCTGAATTTGATGAGATTTGTTCTCTTACGAATCCAACAGTGAAAAAGGTTCTTTTGAAATCTTTTGCTGATGACTGCGATGCAGCCGCTGTTCATTTACAGGCAGCCGCTCTTCCCAGACAGAAGTATCAAGTTATTCTTCCATTGACATCTATCAAAGACAATGAGGTCTATGCTCCGAACTACAAGAATGGAGAAACAGTAGCTCTTGTGCGGTATCCACATGGTGGAACTTTTGAGATTCCAATCTTAACTGTTAATAATAAGCAGCCAGAAGGAAGAAGAGTTCTTGGGAATACACCAGCAGACGCTATTGGCATTAACAAAAAGGTTGCTGACCGTCTTTCCGGAGCTGACTTCGATGGCGATACTGTCATGGTGATTCCTTGTAATTCTTCTAATAGTAGGGTGAAGATCACTTCCACTCCACAATTAAAGGGGTTGGAAGGATTCGATCCTAAGATGTCTTATGGGACCGTTAAAAAAGGTGACGATTATTGTAACAGCAGCGGTCAGAAGATTAAGATTATGAAAAACACCCAGACAGAAATGGGTAAGATTTCAAATCTAATTACCGACATGACTTTGAAAGGTGCTACTCAAGATGAGCTTGCGAGAGCTGTACGTCACAGTATGGTCGTCATCGATGCGGAGAAGCATAAGCTAGACTACAAGAAGAGTGAGCAGGACAATGGTATTACGGCTTTGAAGAAGAAGTACCAGGCTCACGATGACGATGATGGTTATGGCGGAGCTTCTACGCTGATTTCTCGTGCCAAGTCTGAGACTTCTGTGTTGAAAAGAAAAGGAAGCCCGATCATTGACAAGGAAACCGGAGAACAAAGCTGGAAGAGCGTCAGGGAGGAGTACATAGATAAGAACGGAAAGACCCAGGTGCGGACTCAAAAGAGTGCCAAGATGGCAGAAACCAGAGACGCTCGCACTCTCTCTTCTGGGACACCACAGGAAGAGGCGTATGCGGACTATGCAAATACTATGAAGTCCCTGGCTAATCAGGCCCGTAGGGAGATGGTTAATAGCGGAAAGATAGCCTATTCTGCATCAGCAAATGTCACCTTTTCGCACTGCGATTACAAGGTCGAGAGGTCCATTGTTCCGGTTTCTGACAGAGGGCTCTTTGCAGAATACGACTGGTTCTAAAGCAAAGAGAATGAAATTGGCCTCCACCAAAAAGGGTATTGAGAATTTTCTCACAGGTTCGCTTTTGGAAGTGCGGCCAATGTCCATCGCAAAGCTTCAGGGATTACGACCTAAGATTTCTACAGTGGATGAGTGGCTGTCCGGTGATACCAGGGAAGATGTGGTGGGCGCTTTAGAGCAAGGAGCATCGAAATTGGATGACTATATCATTGTTGCCACGAGTTCAGAGGGAACAGTGAGAAATGGAGCAGGCGATACAATCAAAATGGAGTTGATGGACATTCTTAAAGGAGAATATGTCAATCCACATGTTTCCATTTGGTGGTATAAGCTTGATTCCATTGATGAAGTTGGAAATCCAGACATGTGGTTGAAGGCGAATCCCAATATCGGTAAAACGGTAAGCTATGAGACCTATCAGCTCGATGTGGAAAGAGCAGAGAAGTCTCCGGCGGCCAGAAACGATATCTTGGCTAAGAGATTTGGATTGCCGATGGAGGGCTACACCTATTACTTCACATATGAAGAAACTCTTCCTCATAAGAAGAGAAGCTATTGGCAGATGCCCTGCTCTTTGGGAATTGATTTGTCGCAGGGGGATGACTTCTGTGCTTTTACGTTCCTTTTCCCGTTATCGAATGGTTCCTTTGGAGTTAAAACCAGGAACTACATTTCTTCATCGACTCTGATGAAACTTCCGGCAGCAATGAGAATTAAATACGACCAATTCATGGATGAAGGAAGCCTGATTGTCCTAGAGGGAACCGTTTTGGATATGATGGAAGTCTATGAAGATTTGGATAACCATATCGCAGAATTTGGCTATGACGTTCGTTGCTTGGGGTATGACCCGTACAACGCAAAGGAGTT